TGAAGTAGAATGTTTCACCAAAGTCCCAATTTGCTACATCAAAATAACTATTGATTGCAGCAATCAAACTTGTTTTAACTTCATTATCACTAATAACTACATTAGGATTCTTAACTACTTTAAATGTTGCTTGTAGTGTTGGGTCTGCTTTGGCACCGAACAAGGGTTTAAATGCCGCAGGATTGTAAATGATAGTATCACTGATGGCCTTATAGTTATCTAGTGTGCTATAATCTGATTCTAATTCTTCGCTAGTGGGTGCAATTGGTTGTGTAACTTGACCCGATGTATCTTGTATCCAAGCTAGATAATCTGCCGTATATTGTTGTGTTAATACATATAAGTCAATAATATTATTAGGACTGGGATCGATACGTCTATTATTTGGACTGTTATGACGATATTGGAAGTACAGGTCTTGACGACCTAATTTAGCTGTATAACCAGTAACTTCAGAAACAGTATAAACAGCACCACTTACACTTAATTGATAGAATGTATCAATTGCCGGAATATAGAACAATTGTCCATTTTGATATAGTGTTTTAGCCTGTTCAATAGCACGCAATGTAGAGTACATCGAAATAACTGTAGCGTTGTCTACAGGAGTTTGAACTGTAAAGTTATCATACCCCACAGTTTCTTGGAAATACACATATTTGTCAATGGTGTTTACACTTGGATTAACAATAAGATCAAATAATTCAGGATTATCTGGAATACCGTCATTGTTATTATCACTAAATGTCACGGAAATTTTATTAATATCTACATAACCATCAACTTCAGTAATGGCCTTATTAATATACCAAGTATAGTCCAGAGCCAATGGATTATTGTCATCTGGATTACTATTAACTTTTAATACTTTAACTTGGTCGTGAACTGTTAGTCCTGTCTTAGAGTCGTAAATCTTAGTTGTGCCGTCATAATAAAAATTAGTTTCTTGGACACTTTCAAAAATATAGCTTAACCCACGATATAGTACTGTATAAGTTTTACCTACTGTCTGGAATGCAATAATCCAGCTGCTGTCTAATGCTTGCCCACTAGTATCGCCTGCATAAGTTAAGTCAAACTCACCGTTTAAATTTAAATTGCCTGGCAGAATAATAGTCCAAGCACCTGTTGATGTATCATAACGTAGACCGAAGTTAGCATAGGCCTGTATGTAACCTACCATTGATTGTACTAAGGTATTAGAAAAGTTGTTATTAAATACAGCAAATACTTTGTCACCAATGATTGTTTGCGCTGATCCGTTAAGCCCTGTTGCTGGAATAACTTGGTTAATAGTTACAGGTCCTGCACCACTAGCAAGGTTACCTTGACCACTATTAGTACCATCAGCATCAACCAATTCGATAGCTGCGTAGATATAATATTTGTCACCCGGTTTGCTTGGTGTTCCTGTTTGAACATAATTTTGACTGTTAAAGTAGTTTCCTGGACCTGCACTAAGTCTAACAATACTACCTTGTTGAATATATTTGTTACTGTTAGCAACATAGTTGCCGATTTGTAAAATATTTCCGTTTACGTCAACAAAGTAACCTGTGCTACCATTAGCAATAGTTGTCGATGTATGCCAATAGATGTTAGTTAATGTAATCAGTGGATAGTCAGCATAGAACAATTGAAGTGTTTCTGATGCCTGCGCTATATGAGCAACTTGATCGTAGATAACACGATAAATGTCATTTGATGTATAATAATCAAAGCTGAATGTGCTGGTAAAATTATCACGATACAATATGCCATCTTCAGCAAAAATATTAGTACTAGAATATTTGCCTGTTACGTCAATAACATCAAGATAACGACTAATACCAGAACTAGTACGGTTAACAGCTTTTACTTTTAAAATGTTTGAGAATAGCGTATAAGGTAAGATGTTGTAGTCTTCACCTGTGATCATACGATTCTGTGTATAGAATTGTTGCGGCGCTTTTTGTCTAATCTCGTCCAGACTTTCACGTGTAGTTGCATTAGCAATTGTATACTGTAGACTAGCTGTAATGTTTAATACTTCTACACGACCTGATTGACTTAGGTAGTTAAGTGACATAACCACACCTTGCATTTCGTCAGGTGTAATTTTGTATTGTAGACCGTTTGATATTCTATAGTATAAACGGAAATTACCTTGTGGAATGGTCGCAAATGCGCCGTCACCGAATACTAGATCAATTTGATCACTAGCACGTGTATTAACTTGATAAATGTCACGTGTTGAACTATTATTATAGATAACATTAGTGTTAGCCACAGCAGGAGTTTGTGTCCACATCTCACCCAATGTGCCATCACTGTTTACCATATAAAGCCAAATATCACTATTGTTGATATTATTAGCGTTGATACTATAGGTGCGATTTGGAATACTTTCTGCAAAATTAAAGTCTTGACTTTGTAGTGTACCTTGTACAAAGTATAAGAAATAGCCTGTGTTGTTGCTACCATTACCTAGACCGTCATTTTTATATAGGAAATTAAATGGTGCACTTATAAATGGTGCTGCCTCATAAACATAATTTTGGCCTGTAGTGGTTGGGCTTACAAATTCAAAATCCATGCTGGTACCACCAACTGTAGATTTAAATGGATAGATAGCTAGTCTACTAGGAATATAATTTATGTTATATTCTTCTGTAGTTACTCCAGCAATAATTTGACTACTAGCTGGTTTACCAATTACTTGATTGCTTTGTAGTGCCGCATTTAATACGATAGTAAATTGTTCTAACCAATTACTGTTAGCACTATCGGCCCAATTGATAATTAGATTGCTTAGATTAATCCCGTTGCTATCATATACTGTTTCTGTAGTTGACACACTGTCAAATTTTAAATAGCCTTTGCTGTTAATATTACGTTTAGGATTATATGAGATCAGACGTGCTAATTTTAAGATACTGTCACGACGTTGTGCTGTATCGATAAAGTTTTCACGAGCATTTAAATCGCCGCGGAAGGCTAATGATTGTCCTAAGAAGGAAATCATATCAATTAGCGCAATAAATTCAGAACTTTCAATGTAATCGTTAAAATCTTCAGGATAGTATAATTGAAGATAACTGATCATCGAAGCACGTAGCGTTTCATAGTCGTAACTTTGAAAGTCTGCGTTGCGGAACGTTTGATATAGTTTAGTCCAGTCTTCTGCGACTAATAAACTAGTCTGTCTCGTTGTGGTTGCCATACTTTATTCCTAATATAATGTATTTATCTTAGAAATAAACAGCGTAGTTAATTACATCACGGATAGTTTCTGTGTTGTGCCGTTAAAATTAAGCAGCATAGTGTTGACTTGATTGGTTAAAACGTAGCGTAATTGTAGTTCTATTTGTATGCCCTGATCATATTCTGTAACAATAATGTTATCAAAGCTCACACGAGGATCATAGCCAGCAACGGCTGTGATATCTGTGATAATTACACTTTTTAGATCTTCAGTGAATGGCTCATATAGTACATTCCATATAATCGTACCAAAGTTAGGATTCATTAATTTCTCACCTTTACGAATGTTAAAGTGGTTAATAATATCCTGTTTGATTAGGTCAAAATCCGTTAAACGGAAATTGTTACTTGGACCTATTGTACTAAAACCTTTATATACTGTAGCCATAGTAATATTTAGCCGTTATTTACTGACTGTAATTGTGGGGCTAGCACAGCTACAGCATATTTGCCTTTTTGGAAGTATGTATCACCTGTGGTTCCATTAGCGTCTGATCCACCTTGCCCATTACGCCATTGTTTAGCACCGCCTGGGCCTAGTAAGTGTGCGCATGCCAACATACCTGCAACATCTTCCGGACTTTGGTCAGCTGATACAGCACCAATATTACACATACTAGTATAGTTTCTTTGGGTATATACCAACATAGCGGCTTCTTGTTCGTTGCCGTTGTTTAGCCAGTCTTGTACACTACTAATGCCATTCTTGCCAGTCCAGGCATTTGGATTTTGTAGACCTGCATTACTTTTAACTGTGCTCTTAATATAGCCACCATCAAAGAGTGCAGGCCAACCAAATTGATATTTGCCCACATAGCCTAATTGGTTAGTGGTATTATAGTTACCACCACTTTCACTCTTGCCTATCTGTGCGAGATATGCTGTTGTTTGATCTTTGGTTAGATTTGCTACAGCATTAGTTGCCGCAGGCTGATTGCGTATATCTTTAAGACCTGCTGGATTTTTTACTCCAGATGTATCATTTTGTTTAGTTTGATCAACACTACCGCTATAGCCGCCCGGTTGAATTCCAGGGCTAGATGGAGTAAATGCTGTGGCCTTAGTACCTCGAGCATATGGTTCATGTGTTGGTGCCACTGTAGCAATAGTTTCTAACTTACCAGGAGTACTAACCCAGCTAGCACCTGTTGATGCTGTATCTGGTAGTTTGTTAGGTGTAATAGGAGTCAGTGCTTTAAGTGAATCTGTACCTCCACTTTGTTGTTTAAAACTTGCACCTTGGACAGCGATAGGACCACCTGCATTAAGACCTATTTTGCCATCACTATCTACTTTAAATGATCCTGTTTTTAATTCTGTTCCACCTGTGGCTGTTACACTTAACTTACCAGCTACAAGAAAGTTTGCCAACGGTGTTTCTAATGCTACGCTAGCACCTGATTTAATGTTAATTTTACCTGTTACATCAAGGTTAAAGTCACCACCTGCCACAATATTAAAATCGCCTTCTGTACGCAAAGCCATGCCGTTCTTACTGTAGGCTAAAATCTTGCCGTCCTTAGTTAGTTCAACCCAGCTATAGCCATTAGCATGAGAAATATATAACGACTCGTTCGAATCGTGCATTAATATCTGATGTCCACCTGCGGTACGTAAACGTATAAGTTGATCATCACCTAGGGTAGAACCATCGTCCATAACAAATACATGGCCACCTTTACGTGATTTTACAGTATTGTACTTAGGATCTATTGTACCTGTTGTGAGGTTTGACAAATAGTTAGTATCATCTGCTGGATCATTTACAGGACGACCCGGTGTACTAATACCAAATACATAACTAGGACTTTCACGTTGACTACTACTAGATTGTGGGCCACGTACGACGTCTTTATCTAGACCTTGCTTTTGATATATTGCCCATTGATATGTGTGTACTGGTTTATTGTTATTGTAAAAAGCGGCATTAGTAAAGTCGCTGGTATATTCATTAAATTCAACTACTGGTAAGATATCACCGTCTTGAACTGTTTTACGTTGTCCTGGCGTTAGGCTAGTAAGATCGACATTTTGCGTTCCAGCTAGACCAGGAACCATGTAGTGGCTAAGGTTAGGATTAACACAGCTTATCCAGTATCCACGTAGAGGGTCACCCGCGATAAAAATACAAATAACTTCTATACCCACATCAGGCGGGACCATCCACATACCATAGGTATGATGAACTGTGCCAAATGCGTTAGTAGTGGGTGGGCGATCTGTTGAAAGTTCTGTCTGACTAGTATATCCCATAAACGGACTACTATAACTTACTGTGCGCCAGTTTTTAGGATCATCCGGTGGACCACCTAGATCTGGAATATAAACTTGTAAACGTCCGCTACGTGTTGGATCTAAATTATTTTTAACAATGCCTATATATGGATAAGGATCAACGCGAGTACCTGATGCTTCTTCGCGACGAGCATTTTTAACAACCTTATTGCCAACTCTATGATCTAATGCCATGTGTTATGATCCTGGTGTAGTTCCAAATTCTAATAGTCGTTGGCCGCCTACTACTATAGTTGGCGACGGGCCTTTAGCTGTACTATTAAACGTAATATCTACGTTGAGTGTAGCTTTCTGCGGTTCGCTTTGAACTATTGAATTTGCTGTATCTGTA